AAGCATATAGGCGCTGGTGCGCCCGCCGCTAAAGCTAATGCAAGTAGGCCCATCAATCTTGAATGGATCACGCATGAGGAGGAGCCTTAGATAGATAGGTCGACAACCGCTGAATCGCGGTGATGCGGGGCCGCTTGGAGCGACCTCGCTGGAGGGCAAGAACGGTACTGTAATGCAGCCCTGTCGCTGCCGCAACGACCCGAACCTTGCGGTCTTGCAGAGCGGCAACGACTTGCTCAATCGTCATCATAAAGCGTACTCCTGAAAAAAAGTTGGTGAAGATCGAAAAAAAGTGTACCACAAGTCGAAAAGATGGTGTAGGATGGCATCCATGCACTGAACGGATTCCCCGACGAGTGCTGCAACAAGGAGAGCAAGATGCTCAAAGTTACCTTCTACGTTTTCTCCCAACGCCTTAACAAGGAGTTCATCAACATTGAGCTTCATCGCTCAATGGACGATGCTCGGCTCCGGGCTTGCGCGTTGGGCTGGACAATTTCCAAGGTTGAGGCGGCCTGACCATGGCCATCAACCTAAAAACCACCGCATCCCTGGCGTCCAACGGCGCCAAAATCTTGGTCTACGGCCAAGCAGGCGCAGGCAAAACCACCTTGGCAGCAACCCTGCCAGCGCCCATCATTCTGAGCGCCGAGGGCGGGCTCCTGAGCATTCAGGATGCCAACCTGCCCTACATCGAGGTGAGCTCCATGGCCACCCTGATGGAGGCATACAGCTGGCTGCGCGACAGCCACGAGGCCAAAGACTATCAATCGGTGGCGCTGGACTCCATCTCGGAGATCGCCGAGGTGGTTCTCAACGCCGAGAAGAAAAGCAACAAAGACCCACGCGCTGCTTACGGCGCGATGCAGGAGCAGATGGCGGACATTATCCGGGCCTTCCGCGACCTGCCCGGCCGCCACGTCTATATGTCGGCCAAGCTCGAGAAGACGCAGGACGAGATGGGCCGAGTTTTGTACTCGCCATCCATGCCGGGTAACAAGACCGGCCAAGCCCTGCCGTATTTCTTTGACGAAGTCTTGGCGCTCCGAGTCGAGAAGGATGCCGAGGGCGTGTCACAGCGGGCACTCATGTGCGACAGCGACGGCCTGTGGCTGGCGAAGGATCGCAGCGGCAAGCTGGGAGTTTGGGAAGCGCCAGACCTTGGCCAGATCATCAGCAAGATCGGCGGTGCGAAATGATCGCGGTCTGGCTGGCGTGCAAAGAGGCGGAACGTCTAGCAACCGAGGCTCGGCGGGTTGTCGAAGACGCCATGATCGAGCAGTTCAAGATTGCCAAGGACATGGAGGGAACCAAAACCTTTATGAACCTTGGCTACACGGTCAAGATCGCTGGCCGCCTGAACCACAAGATTGACTCGGACAAACTGCAAGCGATCGCCGCCGAGGCCGGCCTGGCCGAGCACCTTGGTTCTCTGTTTCGTTGGAAACCGGAAATCAATTCGTCGGCCTGGAAGTCAGCCGATGAATCCATCACGCGCCCGCTACTGGGTGCGATCACCACCACGGCGGGCCGCCCGTCTTTTTCAATCACTAAGGAATAAACATCATGGCTTCATTCGGAGAAACATTCGTCGCTGCTGACCTGCCCATGGGCAAGAGCTTTGAGCCTCTGCCTGCCGGCTGGTACACGGCGGTTATCACGCAGGCGGCGGTCAAAGACACCAAGGCTGGCACGGGTCGCTACATCTCGCTGAAGTACGACATTACCGGGCCGTCGCACCAGGGCCGCACGATCTTCGGCAACTTGAACATCAGCAACCCGAACCCGAAGGCGGAGGAAATCGGGCGCCAGCAACTCAACAGCCTGATGCGGGCCATCGGCCTGGCGAAGGTGAACGACACCGACCAACTGATTGGCGGGCAACTGAAGATCAAGCTGGCGATCACCAGCAGCGAGCAGTATGGCGAAGGCAACGAGGTCAAAGACTTTGCCACCATCGCTGGCGGGGCAATGCCTGCGGCAAGCAAGCCGGTGGCTCCTGCTGCCGGGGCGAAGGCTGCGCCGCCTTGGGCGAAGTGAGATAGAGCAACGGGGCGTGGCGGGTGTCACGCTCCAATCCAAACCAAATAGGAAATATCATGATTATCAAGTTGAGCAAAGAAGAGATTACAGAAGCAATTCTGGAGTGGACAAACAAACAAATGGACTTTGACTATCAAGAGCACAAGCTCAACATGGTGGAAATGCACTACGACGGCTGCGAGGTCTTCTGGGTCAAGCCTGAAGCCGAGCCTGAGGCCGCCTAATGGCCACAATCCCAATCCCCGACCCAGTGGCGCAAGCCATCGACGCCGCCCACGAGCGCCAGGTTGAGTTGCCCAGGTCGCACCTTGGCGCCAGCCAGCTCGGTCACGCCTGTGACCGGTGGCTTTGGCTGTCATTCCGCTGGGCGGTGCGCGAGCCATTCCCTGGTCGCATCCTGCGCCTGTTTCGGCGGGGCCGGCTGGAGGAGGCAATGATAGCGGCGGACCTCAAGGCGATTGGGATTGAGATACATAGCACCGAGGGCGAGCAGGCCCGGGTTGACTTTGGCTCGCATGTGAGCGGCAGCTTGGACGGCATCATCGAATCTGGCGTGCCTGGTGCGCCGAAGGCTAGGCACATATTCGAGGCCAAGACGCATTCCAAGAAATCCTTTGACGATCTGGTCAAGCACGGCGTTGAGAAGTCCAAGCCGGTCCATGCCGCGCAGATGCAGGTCTACATGGCAGGCACGAACATCGACCGCGCCCTGTACTTTGCAGTCTGCAAAGACGATGACCGGATATACACCGAGCGCCTGCGGTACAGCCGCACGGAGGCCGAACGCCTGATAGCCCGCGGCCATCGCATCGCACTGGCGGACAGGATGCCCGAGCCGCTCTCCAGCAATTCGGCATGGTACGAGTGCAAGTTCTGCGCGGCGCATGATTTCTGCCACGGCAGCAAGAAAACAAAGGAGGTGAATTGCCGAACCTGCGCCCACAGCACAGCCGAGCCTTCAACGCCAGACCAAGATGCACATTGGACCTGCGCACGATTCGACCGCAGCGTGATCCCTATCGCCACGCAATACACCGGCTGCGACAGCCATGTGCTGCATCCTGACCTAGTGCCGTGGCAGCGACTGGATGGGCCGGATGCTTGGACGGCGATCTATGTCATTGACAGGCGGGAGGTCGCGAATGGGGAGGGGGATGCGAATGTGTTTGGGTCTCGGGAGTTGCTATGCTCTACAATGACAACATTCTGACAAAGTGAGGACGTTGCAACATGGGAAAGCCTGCAATCGACATGATTGGACTGAAGTTTAATCGTTGGACTGTTTTGTCGGAAGCGTCAAAACCAATTGGCGTTAAAAATACCGGCAAATTTTGGAACTGCGCATGTGAATGTGGATTGCAACGAATTGTTTATGGCTGGACTGTCCGCAGCGGAGCAAGCAAGTCTTGCGGATGCTTGAAAGCAGAAAAAAATTCATTGATGATGAAAGAGATGCGATTGCGCCAATCTGGGTCTGTGCGTGACCGATTCTTTTCTAGATTTGTTGAACTTCAAAATGGCTGCTGGCAATGGAGGGCGCACACAGACAAAAACGGCTATGGCGTACTTCCGGGAGACTATAAAAACATTCGAGCGCATCGTTTATCTTATGAAATACACATTGGAGAAATTTTAGATGGAATGATTGTTTGCCATAAATGCGACAACCCAGGGTGCGTAAATCCAAAACATCTTTTTATGGGCACCTCAAAAGATAACGCACAAGATGCTTTGCAAAAAGGCAGGCATTACATCGGAGAAAAAAATGGTAGGTCAAAACTAACAAGACAACAGGCTAATGATATTTTTGCGTCAAAAGAAAATGGACAAATTCTGGCAAATATTTATGGTGTAACAAGATCAACGATAAATAATATTAAGCGCGGAATAACATGGCAAAAATAGAATTGCGTGAATATCAAACTCGTGCTTTAAGAATGCTTTATGAGTGGTTTGAAAAAAACGCAACTGGCCATCCCGTACTGAACATGCCAGGCGGGTCTGGCAAGTCGGTGGTGATTGCATCGTTGGCAAAGGATGCGTTGCAAAACTGGCCGGAGACGCGAATTTTGATGCTGGTTCACTCCAAAGAACTGATCCTTCAAAACGCTGACAAGCTGCGCAGATTGTGGCCCGATGCGCCATTTGGCATCTACAGCGCCAGTGTTGGCAAGCGCCAGCTTGATGAGCCAATCACCTATGCCGGCATTGGGTCTGTGGCCAATCGTAGCAAAGAGATCGGGCACATTGATTTGTGCATCATTGACGAAGTGCACGCTGTTTCAACCGCCGAGAGTGGCATTTATCGGAAGCTGATTGCCGACTTGCTCAAGATCAATCCAGCCATGCGAATTGTTGGATTGAGCGCCAGCCCCTACAGGCTTGGGCAAGGCCTGATAACTGAAGGACCAACCGCAATCTTTTCCGATATTTTGGAGCCTGTCAGCATCCAGGAGTTGGTTTCCAAAGCGCACCTTGTCCCGCTGCGATCAAAGATCACTAATCACAAGCTGGACACAGACGGGCTGCACAAGCGCCAAGGAGAATACATTGCGTCCGAGATGGAGGCAAAGTTCAACACCGACGATCACAACGGTGCCGTGGTAGAAGAGATCATCGAGAGGGCAAGCAACCGGGAGCATTGGCTAATTTTTTGCTCTGGTGTTGCTCACTCTGAAGCTGTAGCCGAATGTTTGCGTGGGGCTGGCATTCCTGCCGAGTCGCTGGATGCAACGCATAGCAAGTCTGAGCGCGAGCGCAAGTTGGCAGATTTTGAGTCTGGTCGAATGCGTGCTATTTGCTCAGTTGGAATTTTAACGACAGGCTATGATTTTCCTGCCTTGGATTGCATTGCGTTCTTACGGTCTACTATGTCGCCAGGTCTTTACTTGCAAATGGCCGTGCGCGGCATGAGGCCGCACTTAGGCAAGACCGACTGCCTCGTGCTTGACTTTGCAGCAGTGGTGGCAACCCATGGCCCAATCACCCATGTCCGACCGCCGAACAAAAAGGGCGAGAAGGAAGGCGCAGCGCCGGTCAAGCTATGCGACAACTGCCAGGAGTTATGCGCCTTGGCGGCCCGTGTATGCCCTGCCTGTGGGCATCCGTTCCCAGAACCTGAGCTCAAGAAGTTGAAGTTGCAAAACGATGACATCATGGGACTGGCGGGCAAAGAGATGGAGGTGACTGCCTGGCGCTGGCGCAAGCATGTCAGCCGGGCCAGTGGGCAGGAGATGTTGATGGTCACCTATTACGGGGCATTGTCGGACGCACCAGTGAGCGAATACATGCCGGTGAACAATCCCGGCTATGCCGGCGAGAAGGCCAGGCGGACTGTGGCAGAGATCGCCTCGGGTGCTGATGTGCTTGTGTCCGACCTCTACAACCCGCTGGACGTGGTGGCCGACATTCTGTCCTGCGGCGAGCCGCCAGACATGATTGAGTTCAAGATGGACGGTAAATATCACCGTGTTTTGCAAAGAAAATGGAAACTAGATGCGCCACAAACAGCCTGAGATCGTGACGATCTACTACAAGATGCTCGAGGCCGGCCCGCCCAAGTGCTGCCATAGCTGCGAGATGTATGGCACTGACGGACTGTGCGTGGAGTTTTTTAAGGAGCCGCCGGAAGAGTTTGCCGCCACGCCGGATGCCTGCAACAAGTGGACCCTTGACCTGCCCTTCTGATATGAAAACCGAGCACGAAGAACAACGCGAGCTGGTGCAGTGGATACGCCAAGCCTGCGGGGTGCGGGTCTTTGCGATCCCGAACGGCGGCCTGAGAGGCATCGCCGCGGCTGGTCGCTTGAAGGCAGAAGGCGTATCGGCTGGCGTGCCTGACCTGTTCATCCCGGCTTGGCTGCTCTGGATCGAAATGAAGCGCGAGACTGGCGGCAGCGTCTCGTCGGAGCAGCAGAGCTGGCATGACTACCTGCGCAACCTGGGCCACCATGTGATCGTTGGGCGAGGGCAGGAAGATGCTAAAGAAAAGATGCGAAACCTAGGGTTTGTACCTAGAATTTGATGCTTTTTTTTGGGTATTATGCTTCTCACACCAACCCGCAACGCGAACAGGAACACAACATGACACACGCTGATTTTCACACCGTCAACGCACTGGACTACAACAAGTGGGCTGTCATCCGGTTTAGCGACAAGTACCTTGTCGGTGTCTACCCTTTCGCTGAAATGGCGCTCAAAGTTGCGGCCAACATTGACAAGCAACTGTTGCAAGCATTTCAACGCAAGGCGCGTGCGCAGATCAAAGCTGGCCTGTTTGTCGCCTAACCAACCCAGCCCGGCCCAACGCCGGGCACCAAGGAGCCCCCATGATCTCTGATGCACTCTTCGCCATAGCCCTCGGGCTTGCCGGCGCCACCTTCCTCTTCCTGGCCCTGTCATGAACGGCGCCCCACCCTGCCCGCTGGACAGCGTGGAGTTCGTCTACAACATAGACGACGTGGACCAGCCCTTGGTCTGCCACCTTGACTACGAGCCCGAGTGCGCAGGCCACGGGGATCACCCCGATTACCCAAGCGCTATGTGCTTGGCGGCGGCGTACATCAAGGACACCGACATTCTGGGCCTCCTGAGCCCCGACAAGATCGAGGCAATCGAACTGCTTGCCCTGGACGAGCAAGAGCGCTTTGATGGCGATGGTGGGTACGATGAAGAATAAGCCGCCGCCAAGCGTAGGCTGGTGGCCCACCGGCGAGCACAAGGTTCGCTGGTGGGATGGCAAGTGCTGGTCCTGGGCCTGTCTGGACAGCGACAGCGAGCACCAGATACGTCATTACAGCGCCAAAGAGGCAACCGATGACGTTGTGGTGTGGTATCCACGGCCAGACAACTGGCCAGAGAGGAGCAAGACATGAAAGACAGAGAAGAGTATTTCTGCAAGGCGGCAGCCCGCCAGAGCCTGTTCTGCGCCGTCTGGATCGTCGCCCTGGTGGCGCTGATCGCGTGGCTGGCGTGACACACATCGGTTGGATGATCCTTGAGAGCAATGTTTGCATCTTGCTCACTCGGCGCCGCGAAGAGATGCAGTACTGGGTAGACCTCGGATGCGATGCGGTGCCGTTATATGCAGTGCCCCCGGTGTAACGCGCCAGCCGGCGTACTTGAGACCCGGCAACGCCCCAATAATCTAACTTGGAGACGCTATAAATGCTTCAACAACCACCGGTTTTCCACAACGGAACAACTAAGCGATTTGCCCGTTCGCTCGACGAAGCCTTCGGCGGCGACGGTTACGCCATCACCCACTACCGAAACAGATGGTCGTGGGCCAACCGAGCCGCTGCCTTTATTGCATGGGTGCTTGTCCTTTCATGGGGAGTAACGTTATGGACTTGAAGAGCCAACTGCTACGCGAGGAGGGCGCCGAGTCCTGCGCGTACCAGGACAGTCTCGGCTACTGGACCATCGGCGTTGGTCGGCTGATCGACTCGCGCAAGGGTGGCGGGTTGTCGCCAGACGAGATCGACTACTTGTTGGACAACGACATCAAGCGCAACTACGAAGCGGTGCTGGCTGCGCTGCCCTGGATGGAGAAGCTCAACGATGCCCGCCAGGCGGTGCTGATCGGCATGGCCTTTCAGATGGGCCTGAAGGGACTGCTTCAGTTCAAACGCACCCTTGGCAGCATCGAGGACGGCCACTACAGCGAGGCCGCGGCAGAGATGATGGACAGCGCCTGGGCCAAGCAGACCTTTGGTCGGGCGGCCCGCATGGCAAAACAAATGGAGACTGGCGAATGGCAACAGTAGAAAAAGTAGCATACGGCAAATTCCAAATTTCACCGGAGGGCTGGTGGTTGGTCAACCCAATGCTTGACCCATCGGTGGCCAAGAGCAAACGCGGCGACTGGGGCAATTTTTGGTTAAAGCAGCCGCTGGTTGTGCTGGACATTGCGGACTACCGTGGCGGTGATCCTGGCGAACGCCAGTGCGCTCTCATCCACGTCGGCGGCAAAATTTGCTGGGCCGACATTGTTACCGGTTCGCTCTACGATGCCCGCCGGGGTGTTGGACTCACAACGCCAACGCGAACATTTATTAAACCGAAAGGCCGCTTCTTGCCGGCTCGGCAAGGCCCAAGTCTTAAAAGACAAAGGAGCGAAGAATGACAGTAGATCCGCTGACCGCCGGCATCGAGCTCGCCACCGCAGCGATCACCCGCATCTGGCCAGACAAGTCTCAGGCAGAGGCCGCGCAGCTTGCCGCTCAGGTCGCCATTGTCCAGGGCCAGCTGGACGTCAACCGCGCCGAGGCATCGAGCCCCAGCGCGTTCACCAGCGGCTGGCGCCCAGCTATCGGATGGGTCTGCGCGTCGGCGCTGGCCTGTCAATACATCGCCAGGCCGCTGGTCCAGTGGACCGGCATAGTGCTCGACCACCCGCTGCCGACGCTGCCAGGCATCGACGATAACTTGTGGCAACTGATGTTGGGGATGCTTGGGCTTGGTGGGTTGCGCACGTTTGAGAAGACGAAGGGGGTTGCGTCGTGACCGATGAACGCATTGCGGAACTGATGGGGTGGCGTTGGCCGACCAGTGTTCACCCCGACGACATGCTTGCGAAAGTGCGGGCCGTTGTACGCGAAGCTGTACGCACTGAAGGGGGTGAGACATTTGCAGACCGATGCAAGCTGGCAACGGACTGCCTGCCAGATGCGCCGTATAGGGCAATGTTGGAGAACCTGCATCGTGAGATGTTGGGCATTAAACAGAGGGTTGAGCCATGAACGAACGAATCCGAACATTTATAGACGGTTGCTTCGACGTTTACGTTGACCACCGAGGGCGGGAGGACTTCTCGACTGACTACGCTGGCATCGAGCGGTTCTCTGATTTGATTGTCAGGGAGTGCGCCGAGTTGAGCACCGATTACCCCGGCAACGTCAAGTTGCTGATACTAAATCACTTTGGACTTGAGCCATGAACGACAACCCGTGGCTGATTGCAGGGGTCATAGACCGCACCAGGGAAATGGCAAAAGAACTTGGTCTTCGGATTGAGCCTGGATCGTATAACAACATTGAAATCATGGCAGACAACCCGCCCTACGGGAAGAACGTAATGCTCGCCAAGCTAGATGACTGGGCGACAGCAAACTTGTACTTGCAGGGCTACCGGCAGGGAAAGCTGGAAATGACTGCGCTGGCAAAGGGTAAGAAATGACCGAGACCGAAAGAAATCTAGACCTCCTGCTAGGCGATGCCCTAGCAGAGAATGAGCGGCTGCGGCGAGAGTTGAAGTACCAAGACGCCAGAGAGGGCCACATCGGCACGCACGGCCCCGACTGCTGGGCATGGGGGCCGAAGCATTACGAGTGCGCACTGCGGCACATAGGCGGCTCGAATGATGCATCCTGACACCGAGTTGCTGATGCACCTTGCCGCCAACCTGGTGCGCGAGTACCCCAACGGCGTGAGCACGGTCGACATGCATTTGCGCATGGCGATCACGCTCGACAAGACCCGCAAGATTCTGTGCTTTGCCCGCAAGGCTCGCCTGCTGGGCGTGGCCGGCAGCGGCGTCACTGCTCGATGGGCGTCACCTGAGCGGGCGGCAGAGCTAGACGCTGGGCGCTGGACGAAGCGCAAGCTGCAGCACAAGGCGTGCAGGGACCGCAAGACAGCAAGGATTGCTGCCCGCCAGGCCGCATCGGAACTGGCGCCAAGGCGGGTAGCGAAGCCATTCAAGCTCCACGCACCGAATTCAGTATGGCAACTAGTGGACTTCCCATGCGACCAACTAAAGCGGCGATAGACGCCATCCGCGAGGCCTACATGGCTGACGTTCTGACGATCAGAGCGCACATCCTGGCGCTCAATGATCCGCACCTAGAGGACGCCTGGGCCGGCATCGAGACGTTCGCTGCCGTGGCGTTGCGGGTGATGGCGAAGACCAACCCGTCGAAGCTCAAGAGCGAGATGGTGACTGTGGGTATCTCGGCGCTGTTATGACCTGTCGACCTTGCCATCGAGCTTGTCAAAGATTCGCCCCAGCAAGTCGCGTATTTCTTTGAGGTCCGACCTGTAATCGTCACGAGTGACGTAGGTCTTGGGCATTTCGACCGATAGCCTCGCCAAGTCGCTTCTCAACTCCTTGACCGCCGTCCAGAGTTCTCTGGCAAACCACCCGGTGACGGTACAGACGGCACCAAGGCCGGTGTTGATAAGCGACTGGGAATCCATCAGATCATCCTAGCAAGTAGAGGCACCGCCCCGCCGGCGCAGGTTGCCAGGGCATCGAACCATTCTACTCCGTGCGTAGGGGTCAAGCCTGCTCTGATAGCGCGTTGGTTGGAGAGCCAGTCGAGTGCCTCCTTGCCCACTGCGGCCAGCACCACGAGGCCGTAGGCGGCGTCAGGGCGGCGCAGGATGGCTAGGGCTAGCAGGAAGATCAACGCGCCGTAGATGGCATGGTTGGCCTTGTCTTGGGGCAGTTGGGGCATCACGGATTAGCCTGAGCCTCTTCGTACTTGAACACAGCCCCGACAGTCGTGGCGACATAGGTGTTGCTGCCGGATGCGTTGTAGCTCGCTGAACTGCTGCGCACCTTGAAACCGTTTGCCAGCTTGTCGGCATGGGTTCCGAAGGTCACTGCGTTGCCGTTGATGGTCATCGCCGTGGGGGTGCCGTTCAGGAACACAAACGGGCCGTCTGTGCTGAGGTTGCCGGTGAACGTGCCGCTGGTGGTGACTGTGCCTGCTGGGATGTTGAACGTGTTGAGTGGGAGGAAACCGGTGGGGGCGGTGTAGGTGAAGGGTTGCTGGCCGAAGTTGAACCCTCCCGTATCATTGGTTCCATCACTACCAGCAGCAGGCGTGAATTCTCCAACCAACCCGGTAAACGCAACGCCTTGGGATACATTGTTCTTGTAGTACGTCAATGTACCAGCGGTCAAATCCAAAGCTACCCCAATAACATCAGATGTGGTATACGAAGCGCCATAAGCCACTCCACCAGAACCACTGTATTTATTGCCATTGCTTGAGTAATAACCATACCCCGTTGTACCCGTTGCGCCAGTTGACCCCAAGTATGTTGTTGTGGGAGACGTAGAACTTAATGCAATACCAATCTGAGCGCCAGGGCCGGCGGTGCCCGTCCATTGGAATTCAAAGTACCATTTACCTGTAGTTACTGCAATAGTCCCTTTTACAATACCCGTTGCAGAACCACCGTATTGCAAATTTCCTGCCGATATTGGTCTTCCCGTGCTTAGTGGGTTCAGCACACAATAGTTCGCCACCGTAGTGCTGGTCAGTGTCGGCACATCAGTCAGTGAGTCGTATGTGGACCCGGCAGTTAGGCTGATGTTGTTGGGTGTCCAGTTGTTACCGTTGCCGCTGGAGTCTGCAACCAGAGTAGATGTGCTGGTGGTGTTCGTGAACGGCAAATAGAACCCATTGGTCCCGTATGTGCCCGTGTAGGCTTTGGGGAGCCATTGACTGTTGGCTCCTGTTGCGCCAAAGGCTGTGGGGGCTAGGGCTTGACCGTCTACGAAGTTGATCTCGGCTAGTTCGCCGTCGAAGTAAGCTACTGGCGTTGCTTCAGCGTCTTTGGCAAAGTACGTTGGTTGTGCCCTATTAAAATAACCACCAAAACTTGCGGTAGGATAATTGGCTGTTGAAAACGAAGTTACTTGAGCGCCATTAACGTAAATTTTAACTCGGTCAGAGGCAGTTGCTTGAGTATCATCATAAGCAACAATAATATGATACCATGCCGCAAAATCTCTAAATACTTGTGTGGTAATTAAATTAGTATATGTCGTAGAAAGATTATACTGAAAAAAATTTAATGTGTCTGCGGATGTTAGGTATATAGCACCTAAAACTAAATTAGAATTTCCGGTCAATGACGTATTGTATATGACTTGAGTACCACTAGTCCCACGTTTGACCCAACCGCTCCAAGTCCAAGTGTTTATGTTTCCTGAAACGGCGGGGGTTCTACTTACATACGCACTCGCAGCAGACCGGAAGCGCAGGGATTTGTTCAGGAAGTACCCCGTCACTGCACGGGTCAGGAAGGAGTTGAGTGCTGCGAACATTATGCGAACGCCTGGGCTGCGTTACCGTACCAGCTAGTGCCAATGTAGACAAAGCTGAGAATGTCTTCTGCACTGGCTGTTGCCGTGATCGTTGGCACAGTTCCGCCGGGCCATTTAACGCCGGTGAAGGTGGCTGTGGTCATGCCTGTTGCTGCTTGGGTCAAGCGAAGGATGAACGAATTCCCCGCCGTAGGGGAAGTCGGCATTGCGAACGTACAAGGCGTTGAAGCCGTCAGCGTAGCGGTGACAACTGTGCCTGCCGTAATGACGATTGTTGCCGTGCCTGTAACCGTTCCCAGCGCAGCTACTGACTCAACGTATCCCGAGATCGTCGGGGTTGTCAGCGTTGGCGATGTGCCGAACACATTAGCCCCCGTGCCAGTCTCATCGGTCAGCAGCGCGGCAAGGTTTGCACTTGAAGGTGTGCCAAGGAAGGTCAGCGCTCCCGCGGCTGTGGTGGTAGTAGATGGCGCAACTCCGGCGCCGCCGCCGATCACAAGAGCGCTGGCCGTTAGGGCGGCAGAAGAGGCTATGGTGCCAGCCGCCGTAAACGCCAAGACACCACCAGATGTTCCCGTAGCAAGACCAGTCCCTCCACTAGCCACCGGCAGCGGTGTAGTGGTCAAGCTCAAGCTGGCAGCGCTCACCGCCCGCCCAGCGGTCAAGTTGGCCACCGAAACCTGCTTGGTGGTCGTGCTTTGGACAATCGGCAGAACCTCGGTGCCCGCTAGGGGTGTGGTACTTGCCGGGAGGGCGCTGATTTTTGAGTCAGCCATTGCGTTTTGCTCCTTGGAAAAACATTAGTTGAGGATGATCCAGTCGGCGGGGGATGTCTGGCCGGCAGCCATGTACCATTTACCCGTGCCAGACAAATATGCTCGAGCGCCGAGGAACGGGGGTGCGTACGTCACATTGTTTGCGACCCATGCCCGACGTCCGGCGCTGTCCGAAAGCGATGCTTGCGACACAGACCCTCGCGTAATGTTCAGGCCTCCAATATAGCAGATCTCTCCAGTGGCAGTGAACAGGCCTGTTGTGGTGTTGTAGATCGCAATGTACAGGCCCCAATTGGTCCCTGGGGTGATGTTGAACGAGGTGGTGATAGTGTGCCAGGCCGAGTCTGCTGCTACTTCGCCAAGCAGCGCAGTGCTGCCGCCAAGATCGCTGTATATGCGCACCGTCCGATTGGCGGTGGTGGGCATATAGAGCGCCGCCAGGATCGAGAGCGTCTCGGTGGCAAGCCAAGGCTGATTGGCCGGCTGCGCTCTGAGAGAATTGGCAAGCACTGCGCTGTTCTGCGTGTACTTGATGCTGGTGGCAGTCAAGTTGAACGGCCACACAATAGAGGCCTCGGCCACCGCCGTGGAGGTTCCAGCCACCGCAAACTGATCTGGTGGGCCGGCTGCCTGGCCGTTGGTTGTCCACAGGTCAACCAGCGAGTTGGTGAAGATGCTGTCCAGCGTCGGGGATGGGTTGCCACCGAGTTGGGACCACACAACCCCGTTGCTCAACTGCACCGTGGAATCGGTGGTGCTGTAGACCAGCGCTCCAGCGGTGGTGGTTGCTGGAGGTAGCGTAGTAGAAGTGACTTGCGGCAACCCCCATCCGTACAAGTTGCCGTCCGGGTTGTACAGGTCTGGCGTCGATCCGCTGGTGCCGCCAGCATAGGTGTTGCCGAGGCCGAGCGTGGCAACCGGGACGCCAGGGCCGCCGTTCAATCCAATATGAGAATACGTTCCTTTGAATATATCATTCATCTCAATGACGTTAAACGAGCACGTAGCGCCTTCCATCAAGACGGCATACGCTGGCGAGTACCCAATAACAAGCGCCGTTCCAACCAACGATGTTGTTGCTGCTGCAGACATTGTGAACGAGCTGGCGCCCACTACGGTGATCGTGGTGCCATCCGGGATGCCAGAACCCTTGACCGTGCATCCAACATAGACGTTGGACATTGAGCTAACCGCAGTAACCGACGTAGTGCTATTGGTGGTGCCGGTAACATTGGTTACAAAACCGCCGCCAGGCTGTATGGTGTTGCCACGTATTTCAGTATAGGTGCAGTTGGATAGGTAAATTTGCGCATCATAGTACGCTGTAGTGCTAGCACCATACGGAATATAATAATAAAATGGATACTCGCACTGATTGTTTTCAATGCGCAACTGCGAAGCGTTAAGCGCAACAATTGCGCCGCCGGAGGTTGTAATACTATTGCTGCGAAATACAACTTGCCGAGCATCTGCGCCAATGCTTGTGTAAAGGATACCTGGGCGACCACCGCTAAAATTTGTTTGTACTGTGCCGCCATCAGTAATTGTGTTTTCTTCAATGTTTACAGAATCACCAATCTTTATAAGATTCATTCCATTGGAAAACCAACATCTGCGAATGCTAAATGTAAAGAATCCGTTTGGATTACTGACGCTGTTGTCAAAAACAAGGCCAAAACTGCCAAAGTCCGCAATGTAGATGCGTTCTATAACGAAGTTTGACATTAAACCTGTTATTGCGGCCGTTCTGCACACAAATCCAGAAATGCCAGTCCCAGGAGTTGCCGGTTCAATGCCAAAATCATGGAAGTGGCTGAACCTGTTGCTTAGGCCCGCCAGTACAGTAACAATTATTGCTTCATTAGCGGTAGATATTATGGTGCTTGTTTGCGCGCTATCACCGTACAAATGCAACCGTGTAGTAATATTGATGGATGACGTTGTTCTATACGTGCCTGAAGGTATGTATAAGCTAGCGCCAGATAACTGGCAAGCGTTAACAGCATACTGAATTGCTAAGGTATCGTCGTTTGAACCATCGCCAATTGCGCCAAAGTCTTTAACGCTTACGCTTTGACGTAATTTAGCCTGCACAGTGGTTGGAACTGCGCCAACACCTGCCGGGTCGTAAATTACCTGAGATGCGTTAATATCCGCTTCGCCAGATAAAGAAGAACTATAGACGGCGCTGCCTTTACTGTTCTGCACCAAGATGCTATATTGCGACCCGACATATACCAGGGCCGGTGTCCCGGCATTGACAACGTACCCGCCAGATGTGCGCAGTGGCTGCGCTGCAGGCAGTGTTAGGGCGGCGTCCCAGTAGACAACAATCGGGTTGGTCTGCGGCGCTAGATTGGCCGTGCCGATCCAGATGTAGCCATTGTCCAGCGGCTGGCCCGCCGTATCGGTGAAGATTGGGTAGGCGGGTTGGATTGATAGTGCGGTCATTTATTTGGATTCCTTACGGGTTCACAATAGGCAATGCGTTGAGTGCATCATTGATTTTTGCCTTGGTCTGCCCGGCTTTCCGCATCTTGATGATCTGCACTAGGCTTGTTGCTATTGGTGCCGGCACGCCGGTAAGCATTCCAGCAAGAGCCGATTCACCCATTGCCGCCAGGATGGTGCCCGCAGTGCCAGATGAGTTGATTAGCGTCCCAGGCGGAACCGTGTTGACATAGCGTACCACATCGTTTAGGTCTCGGACAACCTGGGCCTGCTTTTTGCCAAGCACAATGTCGAGCCTTCCGTTTGCGTCAAGCGTCCTGACGGCCTGGTGCAACTTTGCCGGGGAAACGATAGGCATGTCATTGGAGCCCATGCCCATGTTCTTGGTGGCCTCGTCCTTCAAGTATTTGATGGCCGCGCCTTGAAGCTCGCTCCACGCCTGGGCACCGTTGGCCCTGATCTCTGCGGCGTTCGGGGCGTTGCGCCCGCCGGTCAAGAGCGTGCGCTTTAGCCTAGTAATGTCTGCCGGCGAGCCGTTGATGATTGAGGTCTGAAAAATCCTATCAGTTGCCACCAGCGGATCGGCCATCCCGGCCCTGTTGAGCAAAAGCCGGCCAATGATTGCGCGATCTTCGTATTTCTCGGATTGATTTCGGCGAAGAGCGCGGGCCTTCTTGAACATGGGGCCAGATGCCGGGTCGGTGTGGGCGTCTACCATCTTTTTGATGATGGTCTCTTCCCGAATGCCAACTGCATCATCGTATTTAGCAATGCCGCTCATTTCTTTGCGGAAATCCTCCAGCAAGCCAACAGTTGCAGGGCGAGCTACAAGACCACCATTCTCGTCCAATTGCGCAAGACCCATCTTTACAAGATAGGATTTTGCAGCGTCCGGAACGGCCGAAGACGGAATGCCAGACACCCTAGAGTTCAAGTATCCGATCAAAGAATTCTGAATTTGATTTTCACCAGTGCCAATGGTGACTGTTTCGGTAAGGTTTACCGGGTTTGCTGCCTCTGGTGCTTTTCTGGCTGCGTTGTACGCCGTGCGTACTTGTGTTTTTGACGCATCCAGCCCTTCGTTCAGTGATTTCAGAACGGCATTGCCGGTTGCTGTCGGCCCCATCTCGGCGGCAACTGCGCCAGTAGCGTCCACCAGTGCGTCAAAGTTTTGCAGCGCCTGCAGGTTATTTTCTTCCGCCCGCTGGCGCAACGGAGCACCGGCCTCGGCTTTCATTTGCTCTTTTTCAAACGCCAGCTGTGTGGCCTCTCTGGCCGCTGCGCCTCTAGTCAGAGTGACCGGAACTGGCAGCCCTTCGGCGGTTGCAACGCGTTGGATTGCCGCCGGCGTTGCCGCCGCACCAACGGATCCAGGCCGGAGTGGCGTTGATGGAGTGACTACTCCTCTGACTGCGCTAATGGCCTGCTGCACCGGCTGCACAACGCCAGTTCTTGCGGCCTGCACAGCGGCGGTGCCAGCCCTCTGAGCCGTTGCCTGCGTGATTGGTGCCGCTGCCTGCGTGGCTCGCTGAAGCATGGCCATTTGCGGAAGCATCCCGGTGAGCGGGATTGCTTCTTTCAGTACGTCACCGGTAGCCTGCACCATCTCCCGACCGGCCTGCGTCCTTGGAGCATATGTGAGCGCCTCGGCACCTTTGGCGGCGGCCTGCTCAACCATATTTGCGGCCTGTGGCGTGCCGAAGTTGCCAGATAGAATTTGCTGCGCAAGACCAAGTGCCGTCCCCCCGATGGCGCCAACAGTGCCGCCGATTGCACCAGTGCCTAGTGTTGTGGCGGTCTCTAGTGCGCCGAGCGCCTTTTCGGCCATGCCAGGCGCTTCAACAGCCGTTGGAACGGCAGGAGTTGCGGCCCTGCCCTCGTCAGACTTGGCCTGCTGATAGGCCTGCACGACGGTGTTGTAATCCGGTGTGCCACGCTTGGAGACGTTGGAAACAATCCACGCGGCGTATTCGTCAGCGGTAGCCATTAGCTGCCCCCGCGAATGATTGCATCAGCCTGGCTCCTGATGCTGGTTGTTGGAGCGGCAGCCGGCTGTCCAGCGACTGGAATTTGCCCTCGATTTGCCGCTGCAACTTCCGCCGGTGTGCCTGTTGGGATTTGAGCTTGCGGGGTTTGATACCGCTTCGCAATTTCACTTGATACGCGAACGGTGAAGTCTGCGAATGTTTCGCCGGCCTTTGCCGAAAGATCGCCAGCAATGAACGCACTTGGCGCCCTGCCGAGCGAGCCCTTGTTTTGTGACATCCAGTCAACTTTTGCGCTTTGCACCGATGCGTCCAAGTCTTGCATTTTTGCCATGCCGCGCAAAAATGAAGATATGACCTTAGGGTCGGAAGTCTCGGACGGGAACCCGGATAGTGCCATCTGAATATCTTTATCGGTTGCCGGCCCTGGCGGCAGACTCTGGATAGCCGACGTATTGCGCAAACGTGTAAATTCTTGGCGCAGTTCGCTGACTGCACCTTGGCTGCCTGTGGATTTTTTAAGCCATTCGTTGAATGAGCCCAGGCTACCCCAAGACGTGCCAATATCGGTAATGCGATTGGACAGCGAATTGAGTTGCTCTGCCTGCTGCTTGGATGCGGAGGCAGCAACTGCGGCTTTGTTTATTTCAACTTTTGCGGCGTCTGGAATGGCAACCGCAAGATCGGCAATCTTGGCAAGTGTAAGATTAACATTTGCCTGCGTAGTTGCTTGATCTAATTTAAGTTTTGCAACTCTGTCATTTATTTGAGACTGAAGATTTTTTACATTCCAATTTTCAGTAGTTATTTTTGACTGATTGAGCTGATCTGCAAACTTTGCATCTGATGCGGCCTTAATTGCATTTGATTGGTCAGTTGACAACTTAGACATTGCCGATGGCCTAGCAAATTCAGCGGCAACGCCTGCGGCCAGTGCGTCCTCTTCTGCCTTTTTGGCGGCTGCCTCGGCTTCCCGTAGTTTTGCTGGCGCTTGGGCCTCCAGCCTGCCGGTAGACAATGTCTTGTCAACGTTTTCTAGAATTTCTTTGCCGCCAGGCATCATGGCCATCATAATACCGATTGTATTTTGAGCGCCAGTTGGGTTTATGCCAATCAGTTTCAGGTATGTTTCTGTGGCCTTTGCCTTTGGCTCATTGCCGCTGTTTCTGTGCGCATCAATTTGATCCTGCAACAACTGTTTTGCAATCTCAGGTTGCCCCGCTTTGAGCGCTGAATATACTTCTCCGGCTTGTGACAATGTATTTTGATTCTGAACGGTTGTCATCTCCCCGGCAATTTTCAATACATTGTCGGCTTGATCTTTTGGCAGCAGGAAAGATGCTTGAGTAAGATCGCTGGCTGTTGCATTTTTGTCCGCAAGCAGTGCTTGGACTTTTGCTTGAGCATCCATTGCATTCTTGCGAGCCGTCTCTTTTGCTTGGGCCTCTGCTTGCTTGGCCTGCACCTCTGCACCAGCAGCGCCAAGTTTGAACCCGCCCAGTGCCGCCTCGAATGGGCTCTGCACGTCTATTGCGTAATTCATCGGCGGTTGGAATGGATTGATGCTTGCCATTTTCTATCCTTTAGAACCCAAAACCTGGCTTTTTGCCAGCGCCGATTTGAGCGCCGACAAACTGGCCTGGCAAGTTGAACAGTTGCCCATAGGCCTTGGCCTCGCCAAGGATGCCGCCAGCCTCTGCGGAGCCCTGCTGACCGAGCAGGTTGGCGATGTTGGTGCCAGTCTCCATGCCGGCCGCTCCAACGCCAGCGGCGGAGGCCTGGCCCAGGTTTGTCATGCCGCCGAGTCGGCCGTACTGCTGATCGATCAGGTTGGACAGGAGTTGCGGCCTGAACTGACCTAGTGCGCCCTGCAGATTGCCGCCGCGCAGCCCGCCGGTGGCCGATGCTTGCTGTAGCAACGCGTTTTCGCCCTGCGCAGCCAGGGCCTTGAACGTCTCGCCACCAGTGAGCCTGGCAATAGCGGCCTGCTCTGCTTCCGGCCCTCTGAGGCCTAGCAATGTCTGCTGCTGCTCCAGTGCCGGAATGCCCGCTTCGGTGTACGGCTGTAGGAGCTTGCGCATCTCGTCAAACTGGCGGCGTTGCTCCTCGATGCCCGCCTGGGATTTGGCGCCTTGAGCGGCGGCGGCGTCACCGGCTGCGCTAGCCTGCATCGAACTGCCGACCAGCTGGCTCCCCGCCACAATCATTCCGGTTACTGGATCAGGCATTGCCGAACTCCTTCATGTAATCTTCAAATTTCTCGCCGTACAGGTTCATGACAAGATGTGCGTTTTTGGTTGCGAAGCCCGAGCCATGCGATAGCGTAACAGCCATCAGGATCAGATCATAGTACCCGGCCCGCCAAATGAAAGATTTTGCATCTGCATGCCCGCTGCGCTCGGCGCTGTCTGATGCCTGCCACTTCAAGACCGAGACCGCAAGCATTGGCACCAGGTGGTGCGAGTTGGCGGCAAAGAATTGGTTCTGCGGCATGCCTACGAAAACATTCCAGATGGTAGCGTTTAAGTCTTTGCGCTTGACCGCATCGCCGTCTGCAATGTCATCAAAGACCTGAATGGCGTCATAGACCATCACCAGCCACTCGATGGCCGGCTCTGGCAAGAGAAAAACCTTGCGCAGGTTTTCTATGAGCCATTCAAGGTTGGTCACAACGTTCAATCTTCCATCTCAAATTCACGCTCTTCCCAGGCCTGGCAGACGCGCAGATCGTGGCAGATGAACTCAAACTTGTTGCAGTAGCCTCGGAACCCGGCCTCGGCGTCCCAGTCGTTGCGAGGGATGCGCTCCATTTTAGCCTGCGTCATGGTGCTGTTGTCGTAGTAGGAACAGTTCGAGCACCGGCGGCGCCGAGCCTCCTTCTCGTCCACCTGCATCGCCTTGCCAACAGCGACCCAATAGACCTTGTTGGCCGTTGGCTCGTTGCTTGGGTTCTCGGGGCCGAGCATCCAGTCCTCGATGACGGTATCGGTGTTCTTCTTGTTCTCCGCCGTGCTGATGAATTCCTCGCCCATCGGCAGGCCTGCGAAGCCCTTGGGGATGACCATAAATTCTTTCATGTTGCGCCCCTTTAGGTAATTTCGCGGCCTGACACGCGCAGCGTGAGCGCCGTGGCGTTGCTGGCGATCGTGCTGATAAATGCACCAGCGTCCAACTCTTGGCCGACAAGCTCCGGGCACAGGTAGGTCTCGCCTGGCACCACGGCCCGGTCATCAATAATCAAGTTGGCGTTGCCTGCGCTACCGCCTGACTGCACTAGGTTGACGCTGAATGTTCGGTTGACCGTGTCGGTGTTGGTAACCGTGGCCTTGTCGATCAGCGCCTTGACAGAGTTTGCCGTGTACTGCGTTGTTTGCGAGGCCTCCATCTGCTTGGGGGGCACTAAGGTTTTGACGATTACGGTCATTGGACACCTTCGATGTTGTTGTTGACTGTAAGAATTATGGACGGGATGCCGGGATGCGGTACGGCGGCAGGGAATGTCTTCAGCTCAACACTCAAGTCAGTGACCGAGAACATCAGCTCAACATAATCGCTGGCCTTGAGGTCAAAAAAGTAATTCAGCGATGAGAAAATCTCAGCATTGTTGCCTTGAATTGTTATTCTGCTGGCGCTGTTTGCCACGTCAGCGCCATTTAAGCGAAACCAGAAATCAAAAACCGCTGTGCCGCCGCTTGTTTTGTCCAGCTGAAACGAGGTGTCAAAGTTGTAGATGCCCTCGCTGTCCACAACAATGCGCGAGGTGGGCGAGCCGATATACACGCCATTGCTCAGGTCGGCGCCGTTGAACGTGATCGCCGTGGCCGTGTTGATGACCGTTGCTGTTTGCGTGGTGGTGTCGTAGAACGATCCGTACCGTGCGCGTTTAAACTCTCTGGCCGGCGGCGTCATCTGCAGCCCTTCGACCGAGGCCGTCAGGCTCCCGAGCATGGCCATCGCTTGATTGGCCTTGTTCTCGGCCAGCGCGGCATTGATCGCGGACTCTTGCGCCAGTGACGCAATCATGGACAGCGCCTGTACGGCAGTAGTCTGCGCAATGCCAGAGGAGATGTTGATCTCCAGCACCTCGTCCGGAGTGTACTGCGCTATATCAGCAACGGAAAACAGCAGTTCAAACTGTCTGATCTGCTGCTGGTCGGTCAAAAACTGCGCGAGTTGATCCCGCGTCAGATTGAGCTTCCGAGAGTTCGGCGCAGTGGTTGCCATGCTTAGAACGCTAGCGCCTCTAGCTGGGCCTCGAGCCTGGCGAATGACACGTGGGCGCTACTGTCGCCCCTGAAGCGCTGGATGCGCCAGTTGCGCATGTGGCCTTGCTGGAACCATGCTAGGCGCTTCTTGGTGTCCCCTATGGTGCCGACTGAGATGAACCTGTCCTGGCTCCACGATCTGCCGTCCACCGAATAGCTTGTGCTGATCTGCGGGTTGCCTAGTGCCGCTGAATTCGGAACAGCGAGCTCAAGCAAGATGTATTCGCCATTCTCTTGCAGCAAAAAGAACCCGTTTTCTTGAAGCAGGCCGTTGACCACCTGCGTGGCCAGGGCAACGCTTCCAGTCAATGCCACCAGTTCTAGCTTGTTGAAGATGGCTCCGTTGCTCTCGTTGTAGACGATGAGCGTGCCGAATTCCCAGCGCACTTGCTGGTTCCAGTGGTGGCCAATACCCTGCACAAGATACCCGATGGCGCTGGACTGCGGATCGCCGACCAGCCACCTGTTGTAGCACCAGACAATATTCCTGGCCCGGTACTGCGCGATTCCGGTGGTGGTGCTGACCAGAACAAACCAGACCTGCTCTTGCAACTCTCGCGAGGCCGATGCGTCGTAGACCAGCGTCTGGTCTGGCAGGTGAACGTAGAGGTGCTCGTGCGCCTTGTCGTTCCTGGCCTCTAGCTTTACCGTGCTTAACTGGTCTTCGGTGTACCGCTGAAGAATGTTGTCGATCTCTTGAGTGCTGACCTTTGTTGTGGTTGCGGAGACGCCAAGATAGATGCCTGGCGCTTCGTTCCGCCCGCCCCCAAGGAATGCCATCGAATCAACAAAAACGCAGCAGGCCTGAGTCCCGATGCAGCCCTTTTGAATCTGAGCGCCCTCGATCCTTGCGAACGGGAAAAGATCGGTGCCTATGTTGTTGAAGACCTCGACGGTGTGCCGATTGAGGGCATAAACCTCGTTGCGAAGTTTAAGCAGCGCCACTATTGGGTCAGGGTCCGCTTCGCTTGACCCGTACTTCAGCGGGTTGACAGCGAATGGATCGTTTAGCTCTGTGACGATCAGATATTGACCGTCCGTGGTCATGAAGTAGCCATCGACCCAGCAGAAATCGATCACAACACTAAGATCGGGGTCTGTGACTTGCTGCAATCCTGCGGTGCTGTTCCAGTAATACAGGCGCCCACCCGACGCGACCGCCAGGCTGGTGAAGCTGTAGTCAAAGGTCACCAGGTTGGTGACCGGGCCACCAACATCGCCAAGAACTGTTACCGCCCCAGCACTTGACACCGACACAAGTTTCGAGCCCATGACCCGATAGCAGATGTTGTTCCACTCGATGCCGCCACGGTCAACGCCTGGGCCTGTCCCATTGGCGACAATGCCATCGCCTGGGCGCAGGAAACCATTGCTGATGCCGCTGACCTTTGGGACGGGAACCAGATTGACGGGGTAGCTGGTGCGAATCTCCGGCGTGCCGTCAGTGTAAATTCCGTTCAGGATTGGAATTTGCATGGCTTAGGTCCACTTCACGCGGTCACTCCAATACGCTGCGCTCATCTTGCCCTTCGAGATGTTCTCGGCGTGCCTGGCCTTGAATGACTCTCGGCGAGCCTGTGACGCCTTGGACTCGCCCTCCGTCTTCGGCGACCCGGATACGCCTTGCTGCCCGAAGCGAATGGTCTTCACTTGGTCGCCGGCCTTGGCCACAACAACATGGCTTTTGGTCGGATGCGATGGCGTGCGCTTGGGCTTGTTGTAGCCCGCGACGCCAGCCCGATCCAGTCTTGAGTCTTTGGCGCCCATGATGCCCTAGTCAAGCAAAATATACGCGCCATCCTCTTGCAGCAGGAAGAACCCATCCTCCTGCAACAGCGCTCCGGCAACTGGGCCGCCACCGATATTCCAGAATCGAATACGGAAGCGCAGCCGAGTCAGCGGGTACATCTCAGAAGCCCTCGCCAGGCATGACGTGCAGGGACGTTCCGGCCGCGGAGATGTACGCCATTAGACTGTAATCGCCTGGCTTGGTGATGGTTACCTGCGCACCACCTGGGACCGGGTAATCCGCCGTGGTTGCGACCACCGGGGCGGTTTCGCCAAAGCGGATGTAGCAGACATTTGCGCCGAGGTTGGTCAAGCAAACGGTCTGCGTAGCGCCGGTAACCGTTGCGGTGGCCGATGCCGCTCCTGGGGACACGATGACGCCACGGTTGTAGCCTGGCGAAAATGGGGCTGAGTTGTAAGGCATTGGGTTCGCTCCTGAAGATTAGCCGATGCGATACCAAGAGTTGGTCGCTTGGTAAAAACGCATGGTGAAGAACGCATTGGCGGCCAGGGTGGTCGGCGCTCCGAATGCCGCAGCAGCGCCGTTGAGCGCCAACGTGAATGCCGTGATGATCTGCGTGGTGGTCACCAGCAACTGCGTCCCGTCTGGCGTGCCGGTGTTGAGCGGGAGCGTGATCGTGCCAGTGGCCAGCGTGCCGGCTGGCTGCAGCAGCATCCACTGCTGCTCACTGACTGGAGTCGGGACCGTGATGTTGAACCCGGAGCCTGGGGTGTAGAGGTTGGTGGAGACGGTTGGCGCTGCAAAGACGGTCTGAAAGTACGCCAGCAACTGGGTAACGCTGACCTTGCGAGCATCGCCGTTGTTCGGGACGTAGATCGGTAGAAGATCGCCGCCGGATACCTGACTGAGGCCTGCTAGTTGATTGATCGTCGGCATGTGTGTGGCCTCTTTCAGGTGTATTCGAGCGGGCCGTCCTGGCCGGCCAGGGTTGGGTAGACAGGCTGCGCCAGGAATGGATTGTCGTAGACCCTCCAAGGCTTGTTGCCTGCGCCGGATGGCATGGTTCCTGGCATCTGTTGCTCAATCGGCATGGCGGCCCTGGACAGGAGGGTATTGTACGTCTCCTTGGCTGTCATCTTGGTGTCGGGCATGACCTGCTTGCCATAGCTGGGAGCCAGCTTCACGCCGAGATTGGTGTAGATCGCTTCGTTCGATGAATCCGGTACGTTGGTCTGCTCGTCCAGATCGCTATCCTGCGGGCTCGAGGGGAGCGGGTAGCCCAAGCGGATGCCGAGCGCATTCCAGGATGCGATCATGGTATCGAGTCGGCGCAGAGCGCTGTCGAGTTGCTCCGGCGTGAGATCAAATACGTAGGACGCCAGCCCGATTTCCTCGAAAGCCTGCGTTACGAACTGGCGCTTGGTCCATCCCATGCTCAGACTCCTGTGATTCGGTGCTGGATCAATTGTCCCAGCTTTCTGTCCGGCGTGCGACCGTCGAAGCGAATGTCAAGCTCTCGCGCTTTGAGCTCAAGCTCTTGCCGCGTCGGTGGTGCGTCATCCTTCGGGGCTGGTGCTGCCGCCTTGGCCAACTCTCGCCAGTCTAGAGGCTTTGACGGCTTGTGCTTCTTGACTGGCTTGCGCAGCCACTTGGCCTTGATCTTAACCGGGCCGCTGGCCTTGTCGCCGGCAGCGATGATAGCCTCATCGGACGATGCAAACCAGCCGGCTGCCAGCCTGGCGTCGGCCTCCTCTTGGGTCTGCACGCCGATGATCTTGTAGGTGCCAGTGCCGCCAGGCTTTGGGATTTGCCCTGGCGACTGGTACAGCATGGCCGGGAGTTGCATTACTTCTTGGCCTTCATGGGCTTGGCTGTTTTTGCAGATGCAATGAATGCGGCCTTCGTTGGCGCGCCTTCGGCGCCTGGTTTGCGCATACGCTCAGGCGTCTTGCCTGCGGCCTTCTGGCTTGCAATGCGCTTGCGCTTGGCCTGAATGTTGGCGTAGAGACCGTCTTTCATTTCTTGGCCTTTGCTGGGGCTTTACCGGGCTTTCCAGCCTTCATTGCAGCAGTCCTGGCGGTAGATAGCGCAACGGCAATGGCTTGCTTCTGGGGCATCCCTGCCTTCATCTCTTTGCCGATGTTTTTAGAGATCGACTTTTCGGAGTAGCCTTTTTTTAGGGGCATGGCAATTCTTCCTTAGAGAATGTACATATCATACTCTTGATTAACTCAAGAGTATGATAGTACATCAAGCGGTATTACTTTGTTTAATTATTGATTAAACAAAAGTATACCTGACATTTCCGGCTGCTTGTTCACAACACCGAACAAGGTATCAAGGCGATACTTGATGACCATGCTGTCGATATCGTAGAACTTCTGCATCACCAGTTCAACGCCCTGGTCGGTAGTAGCACGCATCACTGCGGTGCCAGCATCGGACGGGATGGCGTAACGGCCTGGCAGGATTTCCAGCGAGTCCTTTTGCCAGAACACGTTGATCGCCGTGGCGCCGGTGTTGAGCCAGTTCAGTGCCGCAGCGCCGGCAGCGGTAACCAACTGAACGTTCTTGTACTGCAGTTCAGCATCGGTAGCCGGTGCGGTGGCTGCAATGATCGGAGGGCTGATGACCAAGGTCACGCCACCGGCGGGAACGCTAATAACGCGGAAGGTCTTCAGTTGGCCGGTAGACACTTTGGTGATGTGATGCACCGCGTAGATACCGTCAATCGTGAACGCATCGCCAGCCACAACGCCAACCGAGTCGGACACGGTGACGGTTTGGTAGCGGTTGTCCACGTTGATCTGGCCGCCGACCGAGATCGAGGTAGCCTGTGGCACGTACTGAGCCTGGGCACCGGTAGTGTCGATGGTGGTTACGCCACCAGCTGCCACGGCGATGCGGTTGGCGTAGTCGAACTTGTAGGTGTCGAAGCCCGCGACCATCCCGACCTGGTTACGCTCGTAAGCGAGGTTAGATTTCGGGTTGCCGAAGGAACGAGTCGCCACCGCCAAGTTGCCGGCCATGCCGTTGTAATCGCGGCTGGACAAGCCCAGGAAGCGGTCGTAGTCAGGAACGCCCTGCTCGTTCATGATCGTGTCGCACAGGCTCACGTCGTCATAGTCACCGGCGGCGCCAACGATCGGAACCACCAGCGTGCCCTGAGCGGCTGCGGTGTTCATGATCGCCACGTTAATGTCCGAGGCTAACTTCTGCTTCGCGCTCTCGCCCAGGCGGCCCTCTTGCAGCGCATCGCGCAGGTCGAGGGTTGTCATGGTCCATGGCACCGTTTGGCTAAAGCCGATGGTGCTGGGAACCGACAGCTGAGTCATGTTCTGGTACGTGACGGGCGTGCCGGGTGCGCTGGTTTGCGACTGGGCGATGTAAGGCATCGGGCGCCAGATGGTGTCGTTGGTACGAGCCATCATTGTCTGGTCGGTGTTGTAGACCGAGACGTGACGCGACAGCACCAGCAAATCCTGGAAGCCTTCGAGAATGTCTTCGAACGCTACGCGCTCTTCTTTTGAGAAACTATTGCTCATGATAAATCCTTAGATTGAAACTATTTGGATGCCGCTCGCTTTTGCGCTTTGTACTGGATGACCTTGGTCATGTTGCCAGTCTTCTCCGCTTCTGCTCGCAGACGTTCTAGGGTTGAGTCCACCGCCCCTGATGATCGGCCAGTTCCTGACACGATTTTCTCGGGCGGCGGGGCTGCTTTGCGGTTCGTCACTTTTAAGTCCTTCTCCAGTTTCGCTACCGCAAAAGCAAACTTCACGGGGTCTGTAATCTCGGATAGCTCCTTCGCCTTCTTCAGGTTCTTGCCGAGTGCGTAAATCACCAGTGCCGGATTCTCGGCACCTTGTAGCACGACGCCTTGCTGGGTGATGCTGAAGAGCTCCTGGGCCACGGCCTCGGCGTCTTCAAAATCCTTCACTCGCAGTTCGGCTTTCGCCTTACCGTAGCTGTCCAGCTTGGACTGCCAGGCCTTCTGCTGAGTCATAACTTCAGCCTCTTGCCTGGCGCTTACATCGGCGGCTTTTCTTTTCAGATCAAACCAGTCCGACAGTGCTACTTCAAACTTGTCCGCGTCGTAGTCGTGGTCCTCAAGCGTTGGCTTTTTCCCCAGCGTGACCGGTTTGGTCTCAGTCTGCGTGGTTTGTAGCTTAACTTGCAGATCGCGGTTTTGGCGCTGCAGTTCTCGGTGTGACTTGCGCAGCTCGCGAACCCATTCCGGTGCGTGAGTCTGTTCTTCGGGAGGCGGCGCTTCCTCCCCTATGGATACTACAACCTCCTCCTCGGCATCATCAGACTCTTCCTGGTCGGCAACTGGGTCGTTGCTGTCCTCGGTGCTGTCCTCAATAACGCCAGTGTCTTGGTCGTCCTCTCCAATATCTGCCTGCTTCATCAATTGACCCCATCAAACTCACCCATTTAGAACGGCTGGGCGGATGCCGTTGATACATTCTGAACTATTTTAGAGCATCTGACAATAGATCACGCGCCCTGGCCCTGGATCATTCGTTGGATGGCCTCGGCATTGGTGATCGCCATGTTCTGCGCAGACTCATCCACCTTGCCAAGTGTCTCCAGAGTCTGAGCCCTCCGAAGCTCCGAGTTGGCGATGGTCTCGACCGTATCGGCTCGAGCCTTGGCGGCCTTTGCCTCTTCGTTGGCGGCTGCAGCCTGCAAGTACATGGTGTTCGGGTCTTGTGGCGTGTTTTGCATTTCCGCCATCAACTCTTCCTTCTCCTTGTCCGTTGGCTGGACCACGCCCATGCGCAGGAGCTTCTTGCGGAAGTAGGAATTCGCATCCTCGATGCCCTCGCCCTCCATATTCATCATCGCCATAGCGCCGAGCACCTGCTGGGTCTCGGGGTCTTGGGTGATCTGGAGCATGCCGGTGAGAGCTCGCACCGTAGCGGCCTTCTTGCTGCTGCTCGATGGGCCAACGTCAACGTTGACGTCAAACGCCGCGGCACCGAGGTCGTTGGCCATGACCATCTCGCCGGTTTCCTGGTCAATCGTTGGCTGCATCAACTCCACAATGTCGGTCTCGCCAGTCTGGGTAAGCGTTTTCATCCGCCGCTTGCTCTCGGTGTAGACGTCCTTGGCCATCGACAGCCAAATCTCGCCGCAGCGCTTCATCCCTTTGGCAAAGTTGCTCATGTAGATGAAGGTCTGCATGTCCACCCGGGCCTGGATCATCTCGACGGCCTTGCCGGAGACGTTGCTGACCATCTTGTCTGCGCCTTGGGGATTGCCCAAGATATCTTGCATGTCGGTTTCGGTGATCTGGAGCAGTGCCGCCATAGCGGGCGGGATGTTGGGGCTTTTCGTGTAGGCGACTGGCCCGCTGATGGCCTGGTTGCCGTTCTGGTCGGTGACCGGGTTGATGAGCA